TTGATGGTGGCGTTGCTGGTCGCGGTGGTTGTTGCTGATGCCTGCCGGGCGGGGATCGCGTCCGCGATGTCGGTGACCGACCCGAGCGTCCAGTACGCGTCGGTGGAGCCGTCGAAGTCGCCTGCGCCGGTGCTTGCGTCGTCCCCGTAGGTGAGGAGGGTTGTGGCGGCGGTGGGGGTTCCCTGCGCAGTCAGCGTGTACCCGTGGCCGGTGTTGTCGAGGGTGAGGTCTGCGGTGTCGAGGCTCCACCATGCGGCCGGCCTGTCAGCCTGGATGAGGCTGGGGTACAGGCCGGTGCCTTGCGCGACAACAGCGGCGCCGTTGTAGACGCCGTCACCGTAGAGGCCGTCACCGTAGAGGAGGCCCATCTAGTAGGGGCTCCCGTCCAGGCGTGCGAGCGCCTCGAGGATCTCCCGGTCGCGTTTCGCCATCGCTTTCGTCAGCACACTGAACATCTCCGACAGCGAGTTGCTGCGCCCGGTTTTCGCGTACTGCCGGATCGTCGCCTGCATCTCCGCCTGGAGCTCGGCGGCGCGGGCGAGCACCTCCGCTGCGACCTGTTGCTGGGTGGCGTTCCATCCTTGCGACACCTGACCGGCTTTCGCTTCCACCCCTGCGACGAGCGCGGTCTCGGCTGCGGTGCGGTCACCGGCTGGTTTGCTGGCGGCGGTGCCGTACGCAGCAACCTCCGCGCTGGAGATGGCGTTCTGGTTCTGACCCGGGTTGGGCGTGAACCACGGGCTGTCGTCGTCGAACACGTTGACCATTTCAGCACCCCCCGTTCGGGGGATGTGCGTTGGTTGTGGTGTTGCCGATAGTGCGGGTGTGACTGATAACGCGAAGCGGTTGCTGGATGATCCGAGGGTGCGGCGTGCGCTCGAGCGGGTTGAGCGTGAGGCCCGGTTCGAGCGGGCGGTCGTTCATTACGAGGAGTTGGCCGCGAGGGTTGCTGCTCAAGCGAAGCCTCCGAGGAGGTTGCCGCCGGTCTGACGTCCGCGTTGCACGAGGACGCGGCGGACAACGTCGCCGAGTTCCTGTTCGCTGAGGACGCTGCCGTGGACGTTGACGACGATCGGGCTGCCGCCTGCGGCACCAGCCCTGCTGCTGGGGACGATGCCGCCGTTCATGCCTGGCACGAACAGTTCGGGGCCGCGTTCACCAACGATGTACGCTTGGCCGACGCGTACCGGCCCGCCTTCCGCCATGCCGCTGATGGAACCGGAGCCGTGGACTTCGGCCTGGATCACGACCTTGATCCGGCTGAGGCGTTGCTCGACGGCGCGGGCGAGCGCGTTGGCGGCGTTGCTGACCGCTTTCATGCTGTCGGACAGCCCCTCCGCGAGTGCGCCTCCGACCTTCGTGGCGGCGTCCTTGAGTGGGATCTCGAACCGTTTGAACAGGTTGATGATCCGGTCGTGGTATCCCTGTTGTGAGATGACGCCCTGGTCGAGCTTGGTTTTCAGGGCTTGCAGGTTTTCCTCGAGGTGTCTGCGTTGGAGTTCGCGCCGGTTGTCGAGTGCGGCGCGTTCCTGCGCTGCCTGCCGTTCGAGGCCGGCGCGTCGGATCTCGTAGACGGCGTCGTTGACCGCCTGCTGCGCGGCCTTGAGGGCTTCGGGGTCGCCGCCTGCCTGTGCCTCCGCGAGCTGGGCTTGCGCACCGGCTAGTGCTCGGTTGCGGCCCGCTGCCGCGCGGCGGCTTTCGAGGTTGCTGAGTTTCTTCTCGCTCTTGGTTTGGATGGTGTCGCTGAGCCGGTCGAACACGGAGAGCGCGCTGTCTGCCATGCCGTCGAAGGCGCTGGCGAGAACGCCACGGCGGCTTTCGATTGCCTGCCGTGCGGCGTCGATTGCTTCTTCGATCCTGGTGCGCATCTCGTCTTTGAGCTTGCCGCTGCCGAGCACCTCGTTGACGCCCATGACGATGCCTTCTGCCATCGGCCCGCCGAGCTCCTGCGCAAACACGCGGGAGGGGCTGCCGATGCCGAAGAACCCTTTGACCTTGTTGAGGGCGCTGCTGAGCTGCGATTTGAGTTTGCCGTACAGGGCGCTGCCGAGGTTCGACGCGCCATCGACTACGCCTTGCGCGATCGCTTTGCCGATCTCGAGCCCGATGCCGGCGACGAACGAGGCGAGCCCGATGATGGCGGCCTTCATCAGCGTGAACCACGCTTTTGCTGCGCCGACCCAGTCGAAGTTCTTGACGAACTTGACGACCGCGTCCACGAGCTTCTTCGCGACGACACGACCTGCCTCACCCCAGTCGACGGACTTGATGAAGGTCGCCGCCCTGTTGAACGCTGCCACTACGAGCCTGCCGACCTCACGGCCGACCGCACCCCAGTCGATGTCCTGCACCATCTTGAGCAGGGCGCCACCGATCTTGCCGCCGAGAGCCACGACCTCCCTTTTGATGGCAGCGAACGTCTTGCCCCAGTCGATCGCCTTGACCGCGTCCTGGAACGCCCGCCAGCCCCTCTCCGCGGCCGACTTGATCGTGTCCATCACCACCCGGAACTTCGCGCCCGAACCCTCCGCATCCTGGAACTTGCCGATGAACCCGGTCAGGCCAGACACCACACGGGTGACCGCTGGCATCAACAGCGTGCCGAGGTCGGTGCCGAGGTCACGCATCTGCCCCTTCAACCGTTTCGTCTGGTTCGCCAACGACCCTGACGTGCGCTCAGCGTCCCCCTGCGCCAGCGTCGTCTGCTGCATTATCAGCGACGCACGCGCCTGCACCTTGTTCTGCTCCGTCAGCTCGTTCGCGGTCTTGGCGAGCCCCATCCGCAAGCCTTCCTGCGCAACCGCGGCAGCGTTTATCAGCACACCGAAACGCCGCAGCGGCTCAGCCTCACCAACAAGCCCCGCACGGATCGCGACCAGCGCGTCAGCGGTCGGCACGTTGTTGAAAGACGACAGGTCGGTCGCGAGCTTCACCATCTCGATCGACAGGTCACCCGCAGCCTTCTTGTTCGCAGACAGCGGCTCGAGCAGCGCCCCCATGTCAGCGGTCTGCTGACGCAACTCATAGCGGCTGGTGCCAGTCGCCTTCGAGAACGCGTCCAGATTCTTCGTCATCGCCGGCACGTTCTTGCCGAACACGACCTGGAACTTGCTGCGCACCTCCTCCGCGTCAGAGGCGAGGCTAACGAACCGTTTGCCCGCGACGACAGCGCCGACACCGAGGCCGACCATCGCGACAGCAGCGACCTTGCCGACCCTGGCGAGGTTATGGCCGAACCGGGTGGTGCTCGAGGACGCCTGGTTCAGCGCCCGGGACAGGCCGCGGGTGTCACCGGTGACCTCAACAACAACCCGGGGGCCGCCGGCCACTACCTACCCGCCTTCTTCTGCTTCATCTGCGGTGCCACCGCGTACTCCCAGCAGGCATCCAACTGGTACGGGGTCATCAGCGCGATGTCGGTCACCCGGACTCCGCAGTAGTCGCCGAGCCACGGCTGCCAGTAAAGAGCGGGGTCGTCTCCTGGTTCCCGGCCCCAGTGGTTTCGGAACCCTCGCCAGAAGTCGTCGGCCCACCGCTTGTTGAATCGTGCCCGCCGTTCACGCTCGGCGGGGCCGAGGGTAAATCCTCCTCGACCTCGTCCCCTACCAGCGTGATCTTCCCGATCGACGCGTCCCACAGGTCGTCCTCCGGAATCGCGACGCCGTTGCGTTGCGCGGCGATCAGGGTGATCGCGACGATCAGGTCGTTGTTGCCGCGGTCGAACTCCTCTCCGAGCTCGCCGGCCCTGACCCCGGACACCCGTTTTATCAGGTGCAGGTCACGGTTGGTGAGCGCGTCGATGTTGATCGGGTATTCGCCGTCCCACGGTGGAACCCCTTCGATGCGAATCAGTGGCATCTCATGCCTTTCTGATGATGTCGGCGATCTCCTCGAGCGCCTTGGTCATCTCATCGATTACAGCGTCCTGTTTGTCGTCGAGCGCGGGCAGCAGGCCGCGCCGCATCATGAGCGCCCCGTAGTCACCGCGCTTGCCTGTTGTTTTCCGTCTGGACTGTTCGACCTTCACGCCTTTCGTCAACGTCTTGGTGCGGAACCCCGCGGCTGACCGTGCGTCGTACGCTGAGAAGCGGCTGGCGGCATCCTCACGGACGATCTCCCCGACCCGTTTGAACGGTGCCTTGAGCTTCGCCTTCGTCTCCTTGTCCGCCTTGTTGATCGCACGGTTCAGCTCACGGAGCCCACGCACCCTGACCGTTGACGCAGCCACCGGGCTACGACGTCGCTTCGACCGTGTATGACCCCGACACAGGCAGGAACGTGACGGTGACCATCGACGCCTCACCGACGGTGCCGCTGACCGGCTGCCACGTGAATGGCGCACCGACCATCGTGTACTTCGGGTTCGTGACCGACACGGTCGTCCCTGACGTCTGGAACACCAGTGTCGCCCCGGTGCTCGACCCGAGCAGCGGCCCGATCGTGGCGTTGACAGACGAGGCGGCGAAGTCCTGGAAGAACTCGCACTCCCACTGGTCGTCGCGCAGCCCGGGCGTGTGTGTCTTCGTGACCGAGTTCATCGCGGTCGTGTCGACGTCCTCGTAGTCCTCACCGATCGTGATGGACTTGAGGTGGTCTGAGAGGTCGGTGCCTGCCACGGTAAACAGGATCGCGGACGCGCCGACTCCCTGGAGGTATTTCGCCATCTACGTGCCCCTTTCGGGTAGTGGTGTGTTGGTGGAGGAACTCATGCCGCGCCCTGCGCGTACACGGTGACCGACCATTCCGCGCCGATCATCAGCCCGCCGGTCGTTTCGTTCTTCCAGCGGCGGGGGGTTGCGCCCGTCACCTGGATCGCGTCGGCGGCACCGCCGAGGGTGCCGTCCGTTTCCAGGGCGGTCTTCACGTCGGTGCCGGCGGCACCGTCGATGTACGTGTCCAGGTTGATCGATGACGACTCGCTCTCGACGAGCAGCACACGCACGACCATGTTGATCTGATCCCAGCCACGGTTGAACGCGAGGTCGTAGTCAACACCCTCCGCGTCCAGGTCGATCTCGAAGCAGGGGGCGGTCGGGTTGCTGAGCGTGTACAGGTTGACGTCCGTGAACCCGGCCGCGACAAGGTTTGCCTTCAACCCGGCGCGGATGTCAGCGAGTGACGCCATCTACAGGAACGGGGTGTGGCGGACGAAGGGGCCGATCAGGTTTGCGACGTCAGGGTCGGTGCGGGCGATCCGCATGGCGGCGGTGGAGTCCGCGCCGAACGACACGATCCCGAACGGCGCCTCCCGCGCACGCTTGAACAGCTTGCCGGCGAGCACGCTGGTGGCGGTCGCGATCTCGTCGGGGATGGCGGGCCACCCGAACTTGCCGGTCACCTGCACGCTGCGTTCCACGTCGACGGGGAAGTACTTGCGGGCGAGTTTGCGCACGAGGATGCTTTCGTATGGGCGCACCGGCGTCTCCGCCGCAGCGTTCAGCGGCTCGAGCACGCAGTCGGTGTTCACCACCCATGTCTCCTCGAACGTGCCGTCACCGTCCTGGTCGACCTTGAGGCTGGTGAGGGTTATCAGGTCGTCGATCATCACGCGCCGCCACGAGTCGGGGGTGTAGGTGCGAACGCTCGTTGCTGCCGCGTCCGCCCAGAAGCGGCGTCCGCACGCCTGGTCGATGGTGCGGCTGCTGCTGTTGATGACAGCGTCGATGTCGGCGTCGAACGTGGTGCCGGTGATCGACAGGGTCGCCTTGAGGGCGGCGGCGGTTACGTATCCGTTGGTGACAGCCATCAGGGGCCACTCATGTCAGGGAGGACGGTGAGGGTGGTACGGAGCAACGTGACGGTTGCTGTTGCCGCTGTCACGCCTTCCAGCTCGAGCTGGTACTGGCCGTCCGTGAGCGCCGTGGTTTGCGCGCTCGTGAGGTCGACGCTGATAGCGTCCTCACCGACAACGGACGCTGATACCTCAAGTGTTCCCTGCACACGCCAGGTGACGGTGAGGCCGGTGAGGTCGGGGGCGTCCATCACGCTCAACTGGTAGATGAGCGCGCGCCCGTCGGCGCTGAGGTAGCCGTCGCCCTGGTAGATGGTGGTGGTGCCGTCCGCTCCGACGGGGACGGGGACGGGGAGGCTGGCGGGTGCGTGCTCGACAACCTCGAGGTCGAACTCGGGGGTGTCCTGCGTGAGCCCGGATGTGGTGACCGTCCACCAGCCCTTGTAGGTGCCGACGGTGTCGACGTCGCCTGCGGCCCATGCGTACTGCACGATGCCGGCTGCTGGTGTGACGACGGTGGCGGACGCGCCCGTGATCTTCAGTGCTGCGCTCAGGCTGTTGCGCATGCTGAGCGTGACGGTGCTGCCGGTGAGGTCGACGGCCGTTCCTCCCGAGGTGATGGTGTCGCTGAGAACCGGCAGTCTGTTGTCTTTCCAGATGGTGAGGGTCATAGGTTCTCCGGGGTGGGAGTGTCATAGCCGGTCAGTGTGGTCGCGGTCGCGTACGCTGGGAGGATGGTGGTAGGGTCGAGCACGCCGGGCTTGGTTTCGCCTGGGTCGTTTCCTGTTCCGTACAGGCCGAGCCCGTAGTCACCGAGCCCGTACGAGCCTGCGGCGATTGTGCCGCCGAACTGGGTGGAGATGGCGAGCGCGGTGAGCGACGGGGATGTGATGTCGAACACGCCTACTGGCATTGGCTGCGCGGGGGCGGTGCCGTTGGTGGTGGCGGAGAACACGATGTCGGTGCTGGCCTGGGCGGGTTCCGCGTACACGCCGATCTCCTGGATCGTGACGTGCTGCGGGTCAGGGCTGTTGACGCCGACGCCGATCGAGTAGCCGAGAAGGTCAACGAAGTCGTGGGGCTCCCCGCCCCATGACGCCTGCCTGACGTTCAGGCGGACGCCCTCGCACTCGACGGACGCCGGGAACGGCACGTCGAACACCCACTGCTGATCCCAATACGACTCGTACATGCCGTCCTGACCGTGCCAGTACGTCACATCAGCCGGGTCGGTTTTCGTGACGGTCGCCTGGGTTGTCCAGACGGCCCCGTCGTAGGTTTCCACGTCGAAGTCGATCAGGGTTGCGTGCGCCTGCCATGCCATCCCGGCCCACACGATCACCCGGCCGACGGTGACCGGACTGGCCCACAGCAGCTCGGCTGTTTCGGGTGTCGGCCCCGTGGAGGAGGCGACATCGGCCGCGTCGGAAGCTCCCGTGTACTTCAGTAGGAAGCCGTCGTTGGCGATGGCGGGTTTGCTCACCCCACCCAGCGTTTTCGTGGTCGCCGTAGACGCGATCGAAGCTGTGGGGTTCGGCCCCCAGTCGTGGCACTGGTACACGGTCGCGGTCACCCCCACGGGCAGCCGCACGTAGGTGGGGAGCTCGGTTGGTGTGACGGTGACACGGCCTGACACTTGCGCCACCGACGTTTCGTTCCCGAACCCGTCCACCACCGTCAACGGGCTGCTGGTGCCGGTGATGGTGAGGGTGACGGACGCGTTGTCGATGTAACTGGTTGGCATCAGCACAACGCAGCCGGACGTGTCGGCGGCGGTGTAGACGCTGCCGAGGTAGATGCTGTCGCCGCGTTCGCCCATGTCGAGGGCGTGCGAGTACGGCTTCCCCCATGTTTCCTCCGCCAGCACCCGTGAGGCAACACACTGCGGGAACAAAGACGTGTCTCCCTGTTCCAGCCACGACATGTACGTCCAGAACCCGTGCGACACGTCATACCACGGGCTGTTGTACTCGCGTGGCACCCCGTACTGCTCGAGCAAAAGCTGGTACATCAACTGCGTGCGGACGGCCCTGCGGTACTGCGTTGACCCGTAGTAGTTGGTGAGAGCGTGCGTTGATTCCGTCTGCCAGATTTGCTTGCTGCCGTAGCCGAGGCCGTCGAGATAGTCGAGGAGGGCTTGCCAGATGGTGCGGCCGGTATTGAGGTTGCCGTTCGGGGCGCTGTTGTAGGCGTGGAACGCGAACTCGTCGCAGTAGTCGCCGCCCCCGGCGTCGAAGAACGGGGCCAGGAAGTCCGTATAGATGTTGACGCTCGACGGCCCCATCGCCACCGCGTCCGGGTGTCCCTCATGGACGTACGCTTGGAACAGCCGCATCGTGTGGGCGAGGAAGGCGTCCGGTTTGCCTTCGTTCTGCGGCCCCTCGTAGTGGGTGACGCCGAGCGGGTACAGGGTGGAGACGACAGTGACGAGGTTGTCTCGTCTCCCACGTCCTATCGCCGTCGGGGTGGCCTGCGTTCCAGGTGTAAGTCCGGTGCCCTTGAAGAACCTGATGTAGTTGCTGACCCCGTCGATAGCGGTTTGTGCCGCCGTGTTGCTCGCGAGATTGTCGTACGTCTCCACAAGCGTGCTTGCGTCGGGGTAGTACACCTCCACTTTGCTGCCGGACACGGAGCCCGGTGTGAGGGTGAGGAACACTTGCGCCCCGTCTACCGTCTCGTCCTTGACGGTCGTTCTGGCCCAGTTGTCAATGGCGGGGTTGCAGCCGGAGCAGGGAAGGCTGTTGCCGTCGATAGAACCGTTCGGGAACGTACACCACAATGCGCGAGGGGTGCGTTCGCCGTCCGCGTACGGTGCGCCTGGGTTCGAGTAGTAGGTGGCTGAGATGGCGGCGTCCGACTGTGCCCTGGCGAGAGTGTCGGTGCTGGCCGAAAGGTTGTCGATGTTGCCGATGATGAGACGGGACGTGCCCATCCCCATCACGCCCTTCATCACGTAATCAGGGCCTTCGCTGTTCCCGCCGCCGCTCGTTGTCGCGGCAGGCATCGCCACGAAATGCGGATCGTCTCTGATGACGCAGAAGTTGGTGGCCCCGTACGAGTAGTTGAACAGGCTGTCGAAGTTCGGGCCGGTCAGATACACCCTGTACCAGCCTGGTTTCCACCCGCCCACCGGGGCGTCAGGGGTGAAATGAACCCCGGTGAACGACCCGGACGAGACGACGTCTCCGTAGTAGTCGCGGATCAGGTAGTCACGTTCGGTCGGCCACACCACCTCCGGGTTTGTCGTCCCAACCCATGTGGTGTGGTTCGCAACCACGTCGTCTATCCACAAGCCGGCGTATACATGGTGGTAACTGAGTTGCATGTCAACGGCGGTGTCTACACCGGAGCCGCTCACGACCTCGTCCGGTGTCGAGGAGGTGGGGTCGAGATACAGGCGTGCCTCCAACGACCCGACGGTGGCGGAATGAACAATGTGGTATTCGATCCTGACCCACTGATCCCAGGGAACCGTCACCGTTCCCGCCGGGATAGAACCGGCTTTCGGCCACCATGAGATCTTCCGGCTCGCGTTCAGCCACAGAATGTTCCCTGATCCAGAGTGAAGGGTTTGCATGAGACGGCTGCCGCGACTCCCGGCCTCGTTGTTCACGTAGGTGCCGGTTTCCGTGTAGAAGTAGAAGCGACCGTAATGCTCTGTTCTGGGTGTCGTCGGGAACTGCCAGTAGAAGGCGTCGCTGGCCCCGTTCGTGTACCCGGACAGCCCGCCCTCGTACACATGGGTGTCGTCGTGGATCATCGTGTTCGGTGTCGTGGGCGGCGTCCAGTCGGCTGCGTACAGGCTGGTCGTCAGCGCCGCCCCGGCGACACCACGGTCGAACCCGTACGTGCGTACAGCACTGTCAGGGAGATCCTGCGGGAAGAACAACTCGACGGTGTCACCGGCGTAGAAGACGCCGTTTCGGTTCTGCCCCAGGTTGTTCCACTGCGCCCCCTTCACCCACGCAGGGGTGGGGCTTAGACCGCCGCTGTAGGGGAACGGCACTATGCGTACCTGACCCCGATGATCGGGGTGTTCGCGTCCGCGACGAACCCGGTGGGGGTGCCGAACGGGTCAGGGAGAGCCCCTGTCACGGAACTTAGATATGGGTAGGCGGCGTTGTTGTTGTAGATCGCGGTGATGTCTAGAAGGCGCTGGAACTGCCCGGAGCCGAACCCGCCGAGCTGTTGTCCAGCCCCGAACGCCAACATGCCTGCGGCGGTGCCACCCTGCTGAACACCAGCGAGCCAGTAGTAACTGCTGCTGATGGCCTGGCTGATCGTGAGAGCCTTCAGTCCCGTCGCCGTTGACAAGTCAATGGTTCCGGCGTCGAGCAGCAGCGCACCCGGTAGCCCAGCAGAGGTGGGAGAGTAAATCCCCAACCGGAACGTTTCCCCTGCCGTCGCGGCAGTCCAGTGGTGGGCGAAGATGCGGTCGAGGGTTCCGCTTCGCAGAGGAATCCGCACGGCGTACAGCCTGTCCTGTACTTGGTTGCCAGCGTTGGCGTTCGCGATGTACGCAGGCACGTATGCGGCCCCGGAGTCGGACGGAGCACCCATTTTCGGCCCGTCCGACGCCGGTGTGCTGAACACCCCAGTCCCGTCCAGGTACTCCGTTGACACGTTGCTGAGCTTCGGCAGCAGCCCGTGCTTCGTCGAGGAAGCGTTCAGGTCGGTGTTGTCGTCCGGGGCCGCGAGATCGTCCAGCTTGACCGTGTGCGTGCCGTCCGCAGCATGCTCGACGCTGAGGTAATCGTTCAGTTCGGTGCCCCAGGTTCCAGAGGAACCACCGGGGGTTGGAAGTGCAGCCATCAGCTATCTCCTTCGGATCGCCAGTTCAGGTTGATCGCCTGCGTCGTCGAGTGGGCCGGGAGGTCAGCGATCCGCACCGTATGCTCACCCGCCGTGACTTTCACCAGGGTCGTCCGTGCTTTCGCCCCGGTCTTCGCGACAGGCTGGTCGTCAACGACGATCTGGTAGCCGGTCGCCCCGGGCACACCATCCCACCTGATCTTCACGGCGAGCGGAACGATCACACCAGCACCTCCGCCGCCTCGGAAACGATCCAGTCGTGAACGAGCAGCATCCCCTGCTCCAGCTCCACCTCGGGCTGCCAGCCGAGCGACCGCAGGCGGGCGGTGCTGAGGCGCTTCACGACCGTCTGGTTCTGGGGGGCGTCCACCATCTCGATCAGGTCGACCGGGGCGCCGGTGAGGTCGCACGCGAGCTCGGCGACGTGGAGCATGCTGACGGGGTTGTCGTCACGGCCGACGTTGAACACGCCGCCCTCAGCCTGCCCGACGATCATGCGGATGCCGCGCACGGTGTCACCGACGTAGCACCATGACCGTTCGGCGTCCCGGTGTACCGGGATAGGGGCCAACGTCAGCGCCTGCCAGAGCATGTTGATGATCGCTGCGCGGCCCCTGCCCCAGGGGAGTCCCGGCCCGTACGGCATGCTGAGCCGGAGGATGGTGAGCCCGTCGGGGGCGTACAGGCGTGCTGCTTCTTCGCCCCACCGTTTCGAGAGCCCGTACAGGTTGTGGATGCGTCCGCGGTTGTCGCTGACGTGTTCCTCGCACAGGCTGTCGCCCTGGTCGCCGTACACCTCCGAGGTTGAGGCGTAGACGAGGCGGGCGTTGTGGCGTCCGCATGCCTGGGCGACGTGCGCGGTCATGGTGGCGTTGTCGGTGATGGTGGCGCCGAGGTCGTCTTCGCCGAACTGCCGGCCGACCTTGGCCGCGAGGTGGATCACCACGTCAGCCCGCTCGTACCCGATGATGTGTTCGGCAATACCTGGCTCGCGTAGGTCGCCGTGCTGGCGGTCGATTGCGATGACACGGTCGTAGTGGGGCTCGAGCTCGCGGACGAGGTGCTGTCCGATGAACCCGTGGGCGCCGGTGACGAGCACCCTCGTCATGTTCCCTCGACCGCGTTGATGGCCGTCCAGAACACCTGGCTGTCTCCCTGAACCCGCTGCCCCTGGCTCATGCCTGCGCCACGGCCGGCAGCCTCGTTGTGGTGGGTGATGACGCTGCCGGTGCGGAGCACGGTTTCGATGCCGAGCTGGCGTCCCCGGTAGCTGACCCACACGTCGGTGAAGTAGTGGATCGGCAGCGTGCCGATCTTGTCCCACTGCTTCCGCGTCAGGGTCGGCACCGGTGTGAACGGAACCTCCGCCCAGTCGTCACGGACGGTTGTGAGCAGGCAGTTGGACGCGGCCAGGTCACCGCCGGCGGACTGCACGGTGCCGTTCGGGTTGAGCACGACCGGGGCGGGCAGCAGGTTCTTCTCGCATGCTTCCACGAGCGGCTGCCACCAGCCTTCATGCACCTCGAGGTCGTCGGCGGTGAAGTGGAGGATGTCCCCTGTTGCTTTCTTCGCGAGCTTCTGCCATGCGATGCCGCAGCAGGGGGCGTCGAGCGCGGTGAGGATCTCGACTTTCGCGCCCTTGCTGCGGGTACGGAGGGCGGTGAGGCAGCGGTCGAGCGATTCCTCACGGCCGGTGACGGTCGGCACGATCGCGGTGATCGTTGTCATACAGGCACCTCCTGGCATGCCTTGTCGAACTCCAGCCAGAAGTCGGTGGCTGCGGTTTCCAGCGCCGCGGGTTGGTTCTCGATCCACCAGAGGGCGCCGACGTCCTCGCCGACGGCGATGCGGCACCCGGCAGCCCACGCCTCCACCGTCGCACGGCCGAACGGCTCGTAGTCGCCGCGGCCCATCGCGTGCGTGTACCACTCGTACCCGGCGAGCAGGGCGGGCATCTCGTCGTAGCTGACGGGGCCGTTGTCGGTGCCGTGCCCGTACGCGTCGAACGGCAGCTCCTGCCGTTCCGCCCACAGCCTTGCCGCTCGCAACCCTGCTTCCCGTTGCGGGCTGAGCGTGTGCGCCACCCAGCACGCCGCCTTCTCCCGCTCCCCCGTGTCAGCGTCACGGAAGCGTTGCAGGTCAACCCATGACGGCAGCATCACAGACCACTGCGTCGGCTCCGGCCGGAACCTCCGCCTGTGCAGGGGGCTGCGGAACACGGTCAGGTTGGCGTGCTCGAGCAGCCATTTGCGCACGTCGAGGTTGCCTGCGCCCCACGCGTCGTTCACGATCTTCACGATCGGCCGGCCAGGGGTGAGCGCCTCCATGTCAGCGGGCGTGTAGAACACGCAGTTCGCGACCACGTACGCGTCCGCGTCCGCGACCTCACCGGGCGCCATCATCGTGATCTCGTAGGGGCTGTGGTCGCGGACGGCGACGGAGTCGAGTTCGGCACCGCCGACGTAGTTGATCGTGTCCTCGAGCCAGCCGATGTTCATGCTGGCACCACCTCACGGATCACCGGCAGCTCAATCGTTTTCGCGAGCTCGTCCAGGGCTGGCAGCCAGTGCTCGTCGAACACCCGGTCGGCGTCGTACTGCAACGCGAACTCGCGGCCCTTGTCCCGCAGCCCCTCGTCGTCGCGGAGCACGTACGCGGACTCGAGCGCCTCGTAAATCTCAACGACGCTGGGGCTGAGCCAGAACGCCCCGTACTGCGGCACGTACCAGGCGTCACCGCTGACGCACCAGCCTGCGGCGGTCAGTTCCGGCATGCTCGTCCAGTTCGACGTCAGCACCGGGCATCCGCACGCCTGCGCCTCCACGATCGGGATGCCGAACCCCTCACCGTACGATGGGTTCGCGAGCACGTCGAAGCCGGTGTACAGCTCCGCGAGCTTCGACGCGGGCGTCCCCAACTGCAACGCCAACTGGTTGCTGAACGCGAACGCCTCGTCGGGGATGCCGCAAATCTCCTTGAGCGCCATCAGGTTGATGCCGCTGTCCATCCCGAACAGGTCGCTGTGGATGTACAGGACGGCGTCCGGGTGTTCCCTGCGGAAGCGGGCGAACGCCTGGAACACCTGCGGGAAGCTTTTGCGTGGCGGGTTCGTGCCGGCGTTGTAGGCGACCATGCCGACCACGAACGCGTCCTCCGGCACTTTCATAGCACGCCGGATCGCCGCCCGGTCGGGCTGCCTGGTGAACGTGCCGGTGTCGATGCCGTGCGGCACGTACAGCGGGTCGAGACCTGCGTCTGCGAGCGCGTCACGCCCGAACTTCGACATCGCGATCGGCCGTGACCCGGTCAGGTCGAAGAACTGGTGGACGCGAGGCGACAGCGGTTTGCAGTCGACGGGCACCCATGACGCGAGGTTCAGTGGCGCGAGCTTGCTGTGGTGCTCGTTCAGTGTCCACACGTCCTGCAACGTGATGACCAGCACGTCCTCGCGCGCCTCGCCTTGCGCGAAGTGGCCGGCGTAGTGGGGGAGCATGATGCCGCCGTACCCGGTGTTGTCTCCGGGGTAGACGGGCATGCCCTCCCACTCCATCATCGAGCCGCGCAACCCGAAGTAGGCGGCGATCGCGACGTCATGGCCGGCCGCGGTCAGGCGGCGGGTGGCCTGCGCGGTCTGGGTGCCGTACCCGGTCTGGCAGAACGGTGCCGCGGAGTGCCAGAGGATCTTCACTCGCCGCGCTTCTCCCCTGGTGCCGCGGTTGCCGCTTCCATCTCGTACTCGACCTCGAGCTCCTTGAAGAACACCTCGCGCCCGAGCAGCATCGGGTGGCCTTCGCGGACGTGGGTGACGCCGGCGGTCACGCTGACCGGGACACCGTCGTAGTCGGTCGTGAAGTTCTGGGTGGCAACGTAGATCTTGCCTTTCGGTTGCTTTCTCGCTCCTGCCATTTCCGTCCTGTCTCCCTTCGATGTTGGGGCGGGCCGTCGAAGGGATCGGCCCGCCCCACTGGTCGCTGTCCTACAGCGTCTTGATGGTGCGGAACGCCTGCCACGCCACGACTTCGGCGCTGTTCCGCCAGTACGCGTACAGCCCGCGCTGACCGGACGGCCGGTTGTTGGCCGTCGCGAACATGTGCGGGATCAGCTCGACCGAGAGGCCGACCTTGTCCACGATGACGTAGCCGGCGGAGAAGTCACCGTAGGTGACTGCCGAGCTGCCGGTCGTGACCGTCGACGGTGCCGAGCTGTTCTCGTAGGCAGGCCGTCCGAGCAGCCTGTCCGGCGTGCCGTCACCGAGGAACGCCCACAGGGAGGCGCCACCGGAGGTGTCGAACTGCCGGATGCGGTCGAACTGCGTGCCTTCGGCGACCCATGATGCGTTGGGCCGGTACCGCGGCGGCAGAGCGTTCTTGCCGCTGTAGAGGTCGGCGACCGCCAGGGTGGCGGTGGCCGCTGTCGTCACGACCGCGGTTGCGCCGACGAGGTAGCCCTGCGGCTCGTTGCTGCCGCTGCCGACGCCGGTCGTGAACTTGTCCGCCTCCAGGCTGTCCTTCGCGTCCTGGATGAGACGGGCCATCTCCGACTGGAATCCCGCCCAGTCCTCACCGATCTCGATTGAGAACGGCACGAACGCCTGTGCCTTCTCTGCCGTGATCGAGGGCTGCGCGATCGTCGGTGCGTCGTCACCGGCTTCGGTTGTCTCTGCCGCGTACGACGCGGTGATGCCTGCCGACGTGATGCCTTCCCACGTGTTGCCTGCGACGGTGACGACCCGGCTGATGCCCCTGACCGGGTTGATCTGTCCGTCCGAGGTGAGCATCACGGTCGGGTCGAGGGTGACCGGGACGGCGAACCCGCCGGCCGTGGTCGTAAGCGACGCCGCCCGCTTGAGGGCGTTGTCTTCCTCCGCGGTGAGCGGACGCTGCGCCAGGTACTTGCCGAACGCCCTGGCGTACAGCGGTGACGCTGTCTCCAGGATGTGCCGGGAGAGCCGTGCGTCCTCTCCGTCGAGCTCGCGAAGCAGGCTGGTCAGGTGCGCCTGCTGCTTCTCGTGCTCTGCCCGCTCGTGCGGGAACTGCATGATCTCGATTGCGCGTCGTGCCCCCTGCTGGAGCTTGGCGGGCACGTCCTCCCACCTGTTGAGCGTCCGGTACTCGGACACGTCGTACAGGTTGGCGGGGATGCCCTTCTGGGTGCGGACGTTGCTGCCTCCGTCCCAGGCGGGCTTGCCGGGCGGCTCGGGTGTCTCCACCTGGCCTGCGCGGTTGAGATCCTCGAGCACCTTGCGGCGCTCCTCGACTGCGCTGATGCGTGCCTCGATCTCGGCGCGCTCGTCGAGCAGCCCGTCCCACTCTGCCTGGGCTGCTTCGGTGAAACGCTCGGTGCCGGCTTCGGAGCCGATGCCCTTGAGCCGTTCCGCGATCTCGGCAAGGCGCGCACGCAGCTCTTCGACTGTCTGCATGGTTGTGCCTTCCTTGGTTGTGGTGTCGGGTGCGTCGGGTTCGCGGCGCGACTCGGCGGGGTGAGCGTCAGGCTCGGCGCCGTCCGGGTCGGGTGCATCCTCCGAACGTAGGGTAGTGACTGTGGTGGATGTGGTTGTCTGGGGGACGACGATGCCGGTTGCGCCTGATGTCGTCCACGTCTGGGGGTCGGTGGTGACGCTGAGCGTGCCCGGCGACCGGGTGTTCTGCGTAATCAGCTCGGCCAGCCGCTCCGGCTGCTCCGCGAACGCCGCAACAAGGAACTCGTCGGTCATCGACCGCAGCCCCGCCGTCGCCTCCGGGTACGCCGGGAACGTGACCGGCCCGAACTCAGCGAGGCTCACCTCCTTGATCGTGCGCTCCGGCAGCCCCTTCGGGTTCTCCTCCGACGGCTCCGGCTTCTCCCTGATCTCCTCCCGCATCACCTTGAACCGGAACGACGCGCCGTACACGCCGGCCTCGAGCCCGGGGATCAGGTCACGGTTGTAGGAGGTGTCGAACAGCGGCACCTCGTAGGCGACACCGACGTCACCGTCTTCGGCGAGATCACGGATCGGGCCGAGCACCTTGTCGCCGATCTGCGGATCCTGCCCGTGGTTGAACAGCACCTTGATCTTGTCGCGGTTCTCCCGGATCGTCTTACGGAACGACCCTGGGGCGAGCCGCTCGAGGAAGTTGCCCTCGAACATGCTGTTGATCTCTGTGAAACGGTTGAAGACGGCGAAGTGCCCGCCCATCGTCGGCATGCTGTCGTCGCCCGCGTCTCGCTTGAGGGTGATGCCGCGCATCGCCCGGACGAGGTTCTCGCGTGGCAGCGTGTGGTGTGGTTTCGCCATTGGCTTCTCCTAGAGGGTGAGCAGCATGAGCGCTGCCTCGTCGTCTTCTTTTCGCCGCCGTGCGTCGATGAGTGCTCGTTGGTCGACTGTGGCGGCGATCTCGGCCAGTAGGTCGTCGAGGGTCGGGAGCGGGACGTGCCCGTCGGTGGTGATGTCGAGGTTGACGTTGAGCTCGGCCCGCCCGTACACGCTGCGGCGGACGGACGGGGTGAGGCTGTAGACGTAGCCGCCGCCGGGCGCGGGGCCGGTGGCGAGCGACTCGGGTGCGGTGGTGGCCTCGAAGTTGAGGGTGAGGCTGCTGTCACCGAACTGTGTTGCCGCGATCGTGCCGTTGGTTGTGATGGTGACGGTTTCCGGCAGGCTGGTGGTCGCGTACGCGGTGACCCGCCCGGTCGTGTCGGCTGCGACAGCGGCTGTGAGGCTGCTGGAGCCGTGATGGGTTACCGCACCTGCGGTGGTGACCGAGAACGTGATCGGCACGTCGGCGGCGGCGAACGCCTCGACGAGAGCGGCTGCTGTCGCGTCGAAGGTGAGCGTGAGCGACGTTTCGCCGAAGACGGCCGCGACGACGTCACCGTCGGTGGTGGCGGTGAACGTGTAGGTGCTGACGCTGTCGGACTTCGCGCCAACGAGCCCGCTGGTGGTGGCCCCGAACTCCCACTGGCTGTCAGCGGACGCGTGCTTGGTTGCCGCACCAGCGGTCGTGGTCGTGAGGGTGATGTCGAACGCCGTGAGCCCTTGCGCGTCAACCTCGCCGGTGGTGGTGATGGCAAGGCTGATCGGCACGTCGGCGGCGCCGAGCGCCTCCGTAGCCCCGGTGGTGGTGACGGTGAGGTGGATCGGGGTGCCGTACGCGCCGCCGCCGTACTCGCCTGACCCGTAGTTGCCGTCTACCTCACCGAACGTGGTGCGCACGCCGGCGGTCGTTGCGGCCCACGAGTAGGTGCTCGAGGACGATCCTGTTGTCGCGCGCGCGCCCGATGTCGTCGCGGTGAACGTCAGATCCATCGACGCCGACGAGCTCGTGGTGCGGACGCCGTTGGTCGTGATCGTGTCGGTGAACGTCGCTGACGTCGCGCCGAAGTGCTCGGGTGTGCCGGCGGCGGCGGCCTCAATCGGCTGGTACTGCCAGTTCATCTATGCGACCTGCCGGATGCTCCAGTTGACCGTGATCGTTCCCGATGGTGCCTTGAGCGTGAAGTCCCACCCGTGCATCAGCACAAGCGACGGTGTGACGTAGATCGGCCTGGACTGCACGTCAGTGAGTGACCACAGGTCGACGACGCGCTGCGTGTCCCCCGACCGGCACTTCTCGTACACGCGGATCTCGAGCTCGTCGCCGGCGACCATGTCGGACACGTCGATGAACGCCTGGTAGACGCCGTCGGTGGTTTGCGCGTCCCCGGTGTCGTAGCTGGTGTCGGTGGCCATCGAGTGCTCCGTCGTGCTGATCGCCTCTGTGCCGTTGATGAGTTCGCTGATCGCCACGGCTTCCTTATCCGACTGCGTAGATGGCCCAGCCGCGGTTCTCCGCGGCGCTCGTCCTCGTCGCGAGCGCGAGCCTGGTGGCCGCCGGGATCGAGAACCTCATCCCCTGCAAGATCAGGTTCGCCCACATGCACGAAATGTTCTCCGTCGACGTCGACTCGCCGAACGGCAGGTCGGACGCGATCCACTCCGGGGTCGCCCCGGTGCCAACACGGACGATGCCGCGCTTGTTCACCCCCGTCGTGTCCGTCGCGAGGTCAACGCCCAACTGCATCGCCCGGATCGGGTAGGTGCAAGACGACGTGATCTCCGTGGTGGTGCCGTACGCGCCCGTCGACTGCGGCACACTCACCCCCGACGACGTCGCCGTGTCGGGGCCGTACGCGGTGACCCGCTGCCCGACCCAGCCGACGTTCCTGACGTGCTGATGCAGCCACACAGCGACCCTGACCGTGTCCGACGCGATCAGCGCCTGACAGCGGGCTGACAGGCGGCTGGCGGACGGAATAAACAAAGGGAAGTGGTACATCGCCGCCGTGTTCACCGCCCCCGTCAACGTGCCGACGTTCCCGGCGAGAAGGTCGGGGATCAGCACCGTTTCCGACCCGGACGCGCCCAAACCGATGTCGACGAGCATCCTCGAGTTGGTGGATGCCGCGGTGCCGACCTCGGCCAGCATCACCGTGATCCCGTACGACGCGCGGGCCGTCGAAGCGATCAACTCACCCGATGAGAACGCCCCCTTCGTATGCGACGATCCCGCCGCGGTGATGAGTGTCCCGAGCTCGGCGGCTGTGGTGCCGCCCACGTTCGACTCGATCACCTGCGCGCCCGTTGGCGCTGCTAGCAGCATGTCGTCCGCTACGCCGCGATCGGCGTGATCGCCAGGTCAAGGTCGCCGGTCGCGATCGTGAAGTTGTCACCGGCCGTCACCGCCCGCGGTGTCGTCAGGTCGTCCGACCCCAGGAACGTGCCCGCGGTCGACGCGTCCCAGAACGACACGTGCGAGTACGTCTCCGACGTCGACACGTTCGTCCAGGTGATGTCCGCGTCGGTGGTCATCGCCCCAGCCGCCGCCGCACTGAACGACGCCTGCTGCCTGGTCGTCTCCACCGCCGGGTTCCCGGCACCAGCCGCCCCCGGGTCACCGAGATGCAGCTTCACCCAGAACGCGGTCGGGGCTGTGATGTTCGCGGCGTTGCCGAGCGCGTCAAGGACGCTGTTCGCGAACGCCGATGCGAGTCCAACAGTCATCTACTCCTCCTCGTATTTGACGGCGTTGCCGTCCTTGTCGCGCTGAACACGGATCTTCCGCTGCTGCTGCTGCTCCTCGTACCCGACCACGTTGCCGTCCTCGTCACGGATCACCTCGAGCGCCCGTTTCGGCCTGTCGGCGAACTCCGCTGTGAACGACACGTCGGGGGCGTCGACATGCACGTCGGGCGGCTCGACCGTCACCTGCACAGCGCCCTCCGCGATCTCCGTCGGCTCAACCCGCACCTGCACCGCACCCTCCTCGATCCGGGTCGGCTCAACCGTCACGTGCGACTGGATCGCGCCCTCGCTGACGGTCAGCTCGGGCGGCTGCACATCCACGCGAACAGCGCCCTCCGCGATCGTCACGTCAGGGGTGTCAACCCGGATCGCCCCGTCCGCGAACTCCACCCTGGCCGGCTCCACGTTCACGTCCGCCCGGATCGCGCCCTCCGCGAACTCCACCCTGGCGGGCTCCACCGTCGTCGGTTCCACCCGCACATCCGACCGGATCGCGCCGTCCGCGATCTCAACCCTCGTCTCCGGCACATCCACGTAAATGTTGTGGGTTGGTGACGTCTCCGGCCGCGACCTCAGCATCAGCTCGGTCAGCGCGAAATCCAGCTGCCGGTTCTCCGACGCCTGCCCGTTCCCCGACGGTGCCGCAGGCTCGAGCGCCGGCTGCGCCGACGGCTGGTCTGGATCCTGCAACTGCACGCTCAGCTTGCCGGTGTGCTGCAACCGGGCGAGATCCCCCGCCACCACCGCGCTCACCACACTGTCGGGCAGGAACCCGCCGTCGACAAGCTGGCGGATCGTGCTCGCCTCCATCGCCATGATCTCCGCCGCGTCCTTCAAGTCCTCCTTCAGGAAGCTGATGTCGCGGTCGTCGTACCACAGCTCCGCCCCGCCGGGCACCCGGATGATGTTCGCGAGGCTGCCGGCCATGTTCCGCCACAACGGCCGCAACGTCCCGTCCGCGAACCGGCGGCGCGCCATCCCGTAGTTGCCTGCGTTCAGGCTCGACCCGGCCAGCCCCTCCGACAGTCCCACGATCACCGGCGGCACACCCGCCGCCGCCGCGATCCTCGTCTCACCCGCACCCTGCGTCGCCTTGAAGTCAAGCTGCTGCAAGTCCGCGCCCACCACCGTCGCGTCAGCGCCAGCACCCAGGAACAACGTCCTGTACGCGTTCGACGAGCCCTCATGCTGCTCACGGAACTTCTCGATGAACGGCGTCAGTTTCTCCACCGAGTCCACGTCCAGTTTCACCAGCATGTTCGGTGTCGCACCGTTCTCGAAGAACCGGAGCTTATGGTCGGTCGCCGCCTTGTCCGACATGATCTCCC